GTCTGATCGCTCATTAGAACAAGTGAACAATTGCAATGACGGCGAGGGTGATTCCAAGCATAAGTGACGCAAGTCCCATGCCGCCAATAATCTTAGTGGCAATATCAAGCTTTTCGTCAAGGAACTCAACACTCTCGTATAGCTCAACGATTGATTCGGTCTGCGCATCTAGGCGAAGCATAATAAACTCATCGGTGGTGATGGTTTTAGCTGCTGGCTTGATGGTCTTCTTTTTAGTGGATGGTGTTTTTGGTGTTGTCATAACGAGAAGCGTTTTATTCACATGGGTGATGAATGTCGAGAAGTATTTTTAAAAATCTTTTATCGTGTTGATTGGCCTTAGGTTCTTATGTGGAACCATCCAGCACTTGCGTTGATTGTCTTTATCAATAAACCACTTGTCTTGCTTTGTTTCATGACCATAAAGCCACCCAATGATCCTAGCACCATCTCCATTCGTCATGACCTTCACATACTTCCTGTCTGGTGAATCATCATCCCTCGTAATTAGAAATTGATGCTTGTCAGATGCCCTGACTTCAATGTCCTCAAAGCAATCTGGAATTGAATGGAATGTGTTGATTTGTGGGACAAAGAACCTATCCATCCATTTTGCAAATGCAATTTCACCAATAGACCCAATGGTGGCATGATGAATTCTTTCAAGCCTATTTCGTCTCATAGTGTATGAGTGGTTCCTTTTGTCTAGCTCGCTTGATGTGATTTGAAGGAGGGCGCAATTAACCGCATAATGAAACTCCGTTGCTGTCAGGATCACAACAGCCGTATCCGTGATTTTGATGCCTTCTGTTATCATGCAGGAAGGGTTGATTCCTAGAATCCAGTGGACAAGAAAATCTTTTTTTATTTTCATGCTTGACTTTCACCACCCCCAATCCGCTACCCTGCCGACAGGCCCGACATTTCTGAAGCCTTTGTTTTAGATCAAGCGATCACACAAATCTTCCGAAGGTCTTTGGTGCGATTCAACCAGCCTTTTAAGAAGACTGCGCTGGCTGGGCGATCATCTACAAGACGCTTATAGAATGCTTCTTGTTCATTTATAAATTTAGACGCATTGCCTTTCGACAACTTCAAAATATTGTTGGCTCTTGATAGGCCGCAATTCACACAGCAATTGAAGAATATCAAGTTCATAGGCCAATCCATCTCGTCACAAGCGTACTTGACCCAATACTCATTCCAGTAAATTTCAGCTGCCTCGTCATAGGTCAGGAGCTGAATATCTACATTGGGATGTGATCTAGCATCTATTCCGTACTTGGTTCCAACAAGCTTCCCATTCCTGTAGTTGCCTTCATCATCCTTGTGCAAGCAAAGCTTGGTTCCCTCCCACTTAAACAACCAAGGAATTACTGTGTCCTTAAATAGTCTCGTCATCGAAGTTCTTTGGCTTCTGGATGTATTCAGTGATTTCTTCTTTTATGGTTTCAACGGAAGATGCCACATTTTGAATCTGACTTGTTCCCATCTTCCAATCGTAAACCAACCTTCCAGTTACCATGAAGATCACGATAGCCCCAGTAATGTAGAGGGTATTGGTTGTGATGCTGACAAATCCAGCCAATGCCTCGTGAGGTAGAGAGTATAAGTGAGCAACGGCCCATCTCCAACTAATCTGAATAAGAACAATACCGATGAGGCTGATAAGAAGCCTTTGTGATACTACTTTCTTTAAGGACGGAATTTCCATGCTGTTTTAATACCAATGTAGGCAAATACTGCTGCAATAGATAAAATGGTAACTCCACGCCACATCCATAGTTCCCTCAAGGCTTTGATTTGTTTCTGCCTCCAATATAAAGCCTCTTCCTGAGCTTTCGCTAGTAGTTGCGTCTGTGCGTCTACCTTTGCCGTGTAATCGTCCAAAGACTTCTGGAGGTCAATGTATGCCTGTTGTCCTTCTGGCTTGATGTGGGGGGCTATACGAGCCACATTACGCTGTATAGCAACGCTGGATGGTGGAGTGAAATGTTCCTGCTTATGGGCGCATCCAATAAGAATCATGGACGCACAAACAATAAGAAGTTTGTTCATTTTGATAGTCGTTTAATACCTGCGTAGATAGCAATAATACCAGCCACTAGCGACACAAGAAGTGTGAGGTTTTGAAGCCACACATGGGTTGCGTCGAAAAAACTAATAACAAGCGAAACCAAAGATACTATTGCGCTTGTTGGGCCTACGTCTGATTGTGAAATGTTATCACTCACAACTTAATAAATGCTGGAAGTCCAATTAGCTGACCAACATCTAATCCTCCACCTCCACCGCTTGCTGGCGTTGGAAATGAATATGTTGGAGTTCCACTACCTATACTGAGGGTAGTATTCCCCTGCCCATCTGTTCCAGTTACAAGTGCGTCTCCAGAAAATGTTCCCCCTCTAATAGTTCCACCATCCACAGTAATTGTTCCTGTAAATTTTCCTCCTAATATAGATGTCGAATCTGAAACAGTTAAGCCGTTTCCTGTCCATGTCCCTGATCTTATTGCTGCTCCTGTAACAAGATAATCGTATAAAGCTACATTTGGTATTGAGCATGTACCAGTTGCTTGTGCGCCTAAAAATGATCCAATTATTACTTGGTTTGTTCCTATTGGTATTAGGTCGTATTCGGCTAAATAAGTGACCTCTTCATTTACTTCCTTCCAAGGATAGTCTGAAGGAGATGCACCAGACCCATTGGCGTTAAATTTCCAGTTCGTCGGATTTTTCCAAAAAGCGTCAACTGCACCTATCCAGTATAGATTTGGCATTATGATTGAACGATTGAAGTCAGATTGTTTGACCCGTCATAAGCGAGTGTCAATGTGGCAACAGTGGTTCCGTTTTGCTTTAGAACAATGCTCCTTGGCTTATCGGCGGCAGCATAATCACTAAGAACTACTCCGTTGTATGCAGGAAGAGTAATTCCATTATTTCCTGTTGAAACTGCTTCCAGAATCTTGCACAGCGTGATTAATTCACCATCTTTTGGATTGGAGTTAACTGGTTGAAATGGGCTGCTCATAATTAGAAATTTATATTATTTGGGGTGAAGAACGCAAGGTGATTTAGGCGTAAGTTAAATTTAAAATAATGTCTCCAGCTCCAATAGCACCACTTCCAGTAGCTCCAGAAGTCATTGCATAAGCAATCCCATTATGGAAATGAAATGGAGCAGTACCTAGTGCAAGACTAATCGTTGCATTAGCACCTAATGGGAGTATATAATCCTCAACATCAGTTGATGGATTTGGAGTGGTTGCCAAATCATAAAACCTCACATAATGAGTCTGATTATGAGTGTTGGTTGCAATAAAGTTATAAACTTTACCAGATCCAGCCTTGACTACTGTGGCGTTAGTACTAGCCGTACTAATCTTCTTATGAGGCAGTAGCCCACCATTAACACCAACAGCAATCTGGGAGGTTGCTTCTAAAATACGGCAAAGCGTAATGTCCGACCCGTCTGCCAGAGACGAGTAAACAGGGTTGAATACCCTGCTCATAAATTAATCAATCTCCTCTTCTACCGCCATCTCCTCTTCTGGAGACTCGGTATCTGTCATCTTTCCTTCCATAGCCGCAATTTCCTCTTTCATTGCGTCTTTAGCCTTCTTAGGTTTTGGCTTGTCTGACTTGGATTCAATTGGAGTTTCATCCTGCCCGATGGCAATGATATGAATCTTTCCATCTGCAATCTTGAACTTAGCGATTTCGGAAAACTCTGCTCCCTCTTTAACACCATCTGGTGCAGTGAATCCATTGGGAATGGTGAATGATGCGGTCATAATTTGAATTATTAAGTTGTCTTGCCTTGTTAGTCAATGGTTAAAGTAAGGGAATAACTGCTGATTGAATGTCTTGTTTTGTTAGTGTTGATCGTGATGAAACAGCAGCGTCGAGGTTTGCGTCAGTCTTCACTTTGATAGCCGCAATGTCTGAGTTTGCTGGAGCCGTGTAAGCTGAAGACTCAAGCCGTGAAGAGACAGCGGCATCTAGGTTGTCGAGGTTTGCTGCACGAGTAGTCGTGAGTCCCTGCGAAGTGAGGGCTGTCTGCACATTTGCTGCGGTAAGGACAGCGGTTCCTGTGGTTGCGTCTACTGGAATTCCAAGTGCAACATTTGCAGGAGCAGGAATTGCAGCAGTTCCTGTCAATGCACCAGCTGCATAGGAAACTCCACTCCGAACATCTGCGGTAGATGCTTGACCGAAACCACTATAGTCTGCGGTATAAAAGTTCTGGAAGGTAGATACCCCATCAAGAGCTAACCTTCGGATACCTCCCACCAGAGAGGTGTTGAGGAAGTATTTCAGCGCATAGATGGCTGGCGTTCCATTTGCTGCATCGTAGGTAGAAACGGAAAGTTTGTTTACTGCACTTGCGTTTGGAGAGAGGAAGCAAGGCATTGTACTAGATGCGTAAAGCGAGCCGATAACTGTAAATGTTCCAGTGGTGGCGTTTGTTAAACATTGCGTATTTGAAGTAGAAGCATATGCTGTTCCAGTTAAAGTCACAGACCCAGTAGAATTATTTGTAATGCCCACGTTTAGATTTGCAATTACGTTTCCTGTCATTACGATAGAACCTGTAGAGTAGTTTCCAACACACTCTCTTGCGCCACTGGCTACTCCTATTGCATTGCCAGTAATGTTTGTGGTGCCAGTAGAATAATTGCCAACTGCAGGGCTATTGGTTCCAGATCCAGTAGATGCATTTCCTGTAAAGTTGAGTGTTCCAGAACCTGTACATGATATGGCAGGAGAAGAAGCAGCAGACCCACCAATAGCAAAACCAAAAATTGATGCGGTAACACCAGCCCCTCCAGTGAAGGTCAGACAAGGCGTTGTTCCTGAGCGAACGTCTGCGGTAATCGTCCGAGTAGTCGAGAATGTAAATCCACCACCAGCTACACCAGCACCACCAGCAAGAGTCTGGATTGTCGCTTGAGTTAAAGCTGTTCCAGATCCACTACCGACACCAGTGGCTTGAAAAATAATGCCAATTGTATTTGCAGTTGCTCCAATGCTGATAAAGTTTGTTGTTCCAACAAATGTGATTTGATACCATTGACCAACTACAAAGCTACCAGCGTTCACAAAGACATTATTAGCTCCTCCGATGGCAACATCGGTGTCGATAGTGACAGTGAACCCATTGGCTACAACAGTATCACCAGCAGAAGGCAAAATCCCACCAAACCATGTTCCTGTGGCCGACCAGTTTCCGTTAGCGATAGCTCGGACGAGTGCCATGATTAGAAGCCCTTTGCGGAACGAAATGCTGCGACTGCCTCACTTACCGAAGCAAGAAGTATTGCCTCTGGAGATCCCACAGATGGAGAGGAGATATTTGCCGAAAGCATGGCGGCTGTGTTTAGTGACCCATCCTCAGTTGGAATAATACTAAGAGCAATTGAAGAAGTTCCAGAAGGTTGGAGGCTATAGGCTAGTGAGATTTGTTCGTTCATGGTTTTATGGTAGTGATAATGTATCGGATGTAATTGCTCCTGCGCTGTAAGTAAGAGTCCTAGATGCAACCAAAGTAGATCCTCCAGTGTAGTAGTTTATTGTGGTAATATTTGATCCTGTGTAAATAAAACTTTTGGATGTATAAAATGGAATTGAAAACCCATCATTGCGAGGGGTTGTGTTTGTTGCAATAGTTGCAAGATTTCCACCAGACTCCAACGCCAACGCTGAAGTATTAAGATTTGTTCCTGCATTTGCAGTAACTGACGAAGGAGAATTCTGACCAGCGATCCCATCATCGTAATAAATAACAAGCTTATCTGAGTTGGAAATATCAATTGTCGAAACAAGCGTAAGAACGCTATTAGTTGCTTGTGTATAAGATTCGCAGGTTCCACTAGATAGCGAGTAAAGAACTCCTCCGTTAGTTGCATTGGAAATAAGCAAGATGTGATCCTGCGGAAAATTAACTCCATTTAGCGTGATCGCCTGTCCAGCTATAGAATATGATGGGCAAAGTTGTTTCATAGTGCTATTGCATAAGCTATTGCTTCATCTGGAGACACTGGGACATAGCCAAGTGCGTTTGTTATGTTGGTTTTAGTGATACGCTCCCCACCTGTAATTTCCAATGTGAGTGGAGGTGGAAGAACTTGAGTCAAAAAAACTGACTCACTAACCACTTCTAATGTAATGTTTTCACTCATGCTGGTACTGTAATTGCATCACGAACATTTACATTTCCATAAATCAAGCGTTGTTGCGCTCCAACCTGAGACATCAAAACGTCATACCTCAAGAAACCAATCGTTGCTGGTAATGTTTTAGTTACTGATGCGAGTAGCACCATTTGGAAAATTCCTTGTGCCGCATCAACAATGGATGTGGTAAATGATGCCAGAACTGCAGATGATGGCGTTTCTCTAATCTGGCTGTATAGCGTATAGCCTGTTAAATTAATCGGTGCTGTTCCATCAGTTACTGTCGCAGTAATAATAAAATCCGAGTTCTGTTCGATGTTAATATCGTATCTTGCGGCTGACATGATAAAACTTAGTAAAGCACTCGCTTATATTGTAGTCAACGGACAAAAGAAAAGCCCCCAAGGATTTCTCCAAGGGGGCTATCTTTGATTAGTTAACTCTGATTAGGAGTTCACGCAAGCAACGCTACCGAAGTCGTTAGCGCAACGCTTGTGGATGATCACTCGTCCAAGGTAAGGAGCAATCGGGCGACTGCCACTCGTGAACACTCCCATCCAGCGTCCGATCTTGCCCAGAGGATTTGCTACCGCATCACGGATGTTCAGCCAGAAAAACTGACCAGAGTAGTAGTAAGGATAATCATCGAAGCTTGCGCCAGCGATGTTTGGCCCGACCTGTTGGACTGCCTCCTCATACACATCTGGGTGGAAGATGTATGCGGCCTCGTAAGGAGCGTTGTTATACGCTGGATTTGCCTCCCACTTGAACCCAGTGGTCGTGCTGGACTGCACGAATGGGTAGATCTGGGTGTACGCACCACCAGAATAGGTGAAGCGAGGAACCTCAAGATCAATCATGTGGTAGAATCCACCGAATGAACGCTCAACACCAAGAGGAGCAATAAGCTCACTAGGAGTTGCATAACGGATGTCCTGACGAAGCTCCGAGTTGTTGCGGATAAGCGCACGGCTGGTCTCAGGGCTGGTGATCAGTCCAAGGACAGGAACACCATTCTCTTTACCAAGTGCGTTGTGACCTGCACCATCACGGATCAGACGAACACGAAGCTCATCAAGCTGATCCTGAGCCAACTGGAAGGTTGGAACTGGAACTGCGTTGAGGGTCGTGTACTCAGTGTTGTAACCAGCCTGTACCTTGGAAACAAGGCGCAGATACTCGCTACGGCGACGATTGTCGAGGACAGTCTTGGTCAGCTGAGTGAGCTGAGTAACAGTCTTTGAAATCTGGGACTCAATCTCGAAAGAGGTTTTGAGATCGTCCAAGCAGATGCAAGGGGTCTGGTAGCTGCGGCTCTGGAGGTTCCAGCTACGGACAGTCTGACCGAAGTCAAGATCCGAAGGGGAAGGAACGCAACCATTGCTGGAAGTGCCATTCGACACACCAACATTAGTCCAAGCGTTTTCAAAATCACCAGAGAGAACACGCTCAACTGTGACTTCATTAAGGGTCGTACCCATTCCCTGAGGGAATTTGCCGACACGGACTAGACGACCCCAAGGGCCGTCAACGGAATAACGCTCGTGAACGTCAACGGAGAACCTGTTCGTTTCTCTTTGAAACAAATCGTTCACTGTGGAACATGTAATAGCCATAATATAATATAATTTAAGTTGTTGTTAGTTTTATCGAACCAGACGGATCTAGTAAGATGTTGTCTTATTTGGAGTCAGCGACCTTCCTAACTATCACGCCTAAATTAAAAGTTAGCGACTCTTTTGGACTATCACGCTTATCGTCAAATAACTAATTGATATAATTATGTCAACAACAATCTGCATCTTTCTTCTAAATTCCAACAATTTGGTAATACTGAATTATCCTTATTGTGCTTCCTTCTATTAAGAGTCATCGGGATAACATGGAGGTTTGAGTGATGATGCCACCCCCCCTTGGTAATTGGAATGATATGATCAACTTCAAACTTTACACCAAGACACTGAAATAAAGACTGAGATTGTAGAATTAATGCTTTCTCAATTTTTGCGTCATGTTCTGGATGAAGCCTATCAAGAAGAAGAGACCTACGCTTTGCCCTGCGAACCCTGCCATCTAATCTAAATTTCTCAAGGTCTTTCTTTTTATTCTCATACATCAACTTTACCTTGTCTGGATTTTTCTTTCTCCAGTTTCTAGTAGACTCTAAATCCCTTTCTCTGTTTTCTTTTCTCCATTTGCGTAAGTTATCCCTAGCCTTGTCTGGGTTTGTATCACGCCATTTTTTATTTCTTTCTGAAACAATTTCTTTGTTGTCTCCCCTCCATTTTACCATGTCTTTACTGTTTTGATTTCGCATCTCAGCAAGCTTCTCTGGAGTCACCCACCATTCAGTTCCACGCCCAGTGTAGTTTCGGAACACCATCCCATCCTCCCTTACATCACCTCGCTTGTATCTTTTCATGGATGCATGATTGCATCAATGACCTATTTCGTCAACATCTCTTTCAAGACCAAGCAATTCTCCTGTGTGATCAACGGAGAAGTCCAACGCACCACCTTCCAACCAAGTTTGGTTGCCTCCCAATACTTTTCAGCATCAGCTAAGAATCCACCACCTCTGGAATGCCTACCACCCCAAGCTCCACCCTCAATCTCAATCAGAGTCTT